TTTTTTTTTTTTTTTTTTTTTTTTTTTTTTTTTTTTTTTTTTTTTTTAAAATTTTAACTGAAAAAGATTGAATCTAAGTATTCGTCCGGCTTAATATAATCATAACGCACCGCATGTGGATCAAACACATTCATCTCTTCTAATCTCTCCCAGGTAGGGAATGACTGAAATATTTCTTCTACTCTCATCCCCAATCTTCTTGATAATTTTATTATTCTACCACGAGACGCCTCATTAGCCATAGCTGCTTCCAAATAATGAAGAGGCTCTTCCAATTGATGTGTAGCTCTTAAAGTATCATGGAACATACATACAGCTTCATAAGCTACCTTATTTCCATGAGCATCATATGCTTGCCCTACACTAGACATCAACATATCTATTACATTCTCATCTGTTGAATGAAGCATCAATCGGATCATAGTACCATCTATAGGCTTATAAGATACTACAGGAGGATGTCGAGGATTAGTGGATCGAATAAAATATCGTTTTAAAAACTTAGGACCTACTTTATCCAAACCTCCACTCTTATTTGGTACAGATATTAAGGAATCATACTCTTTATAATCTCGTAATTCCATCCTAAATACCCTCTTTAAAAACTCAGCATATCCCTTAGCATTTATTAACCATCTCAAACATTTAGGATAACACCACACATGATCATCTCCATAAACTACTATTGCCAAAAATCCTTTTATAGCGAATTCCATAATCATCCCTTCATATCCTGGAGCTAAATCCACACATGAAATTATATAACAGAACCACACCAAAGCCTTAACAAATGTATCACAGTGTGATGTTTCTAAGCCTCCCGACCAAACAACTCCTCTCATAAACTCCCATATACCACCTAAATGTAATACTACTTTATGAGTCATTACCGTTGCCAACACCTTAATTAATTTCTTAATAAAGGCTGCATTCTTCGCATTCAACTTTGAAAAATCATAATACCAATTAGTAGTTAACACATATAACGCGATCATAAAATCTGGTACATGTTTATCTAATGCAGTAATATCTCCATCAACATAAATAACTTCACCTTCCAACTCATAATTTAAAGTCGTAGCTAATTGAAAGGCTCCTCCTTTCCACCAGGACATACCTATAGTAAATAGACGCCCCCTATCATATCGTAAGCGTTCTGCTATTACATGCCATGACAACAATATAACAGGAACACTAGGAATAAAGAATTCTCG